GTGTCTGTGTCCGTTGGTGGTGGTGGTGGGGGTGGGTACTCTGGTGGCGGCGGTAGTAATTATAATCCACATGTTGGTGGTGGTGGGGGTTCGTATAACAATGGTACAAATAAACTTCCTTTTACAGTTGGCGTTGCCATTGGGAAAGTAATTATTACTAAACTTTAAATTTTAAATTTTTAAAAAAAATTAGGTAAACTTTAAATTTTAAATTTTTAAAAAAAATTAGGTAAACTTTTAATTTATTTTTTTTAAAAATATTGTTTACCTAATTTTTCTAAAAAATTTTAATAAAAGCATATATACAAAATGGCATTCACAAGATTTAATTATGATAAATGCAGAACCGATAAAAGTTTGCAACAATCAACAGGTCTAGGCAGATATATGTTAAATGTCCCTGGAAACGGAGATAACCCCGCTGTATTTAACGATCCACAAATACGTATGCAGAAATGGGGTGGTAATCTCCGAGGTGTTTACAACGGACACCCTATTGATATTGAAAGTGATTTGAAAAATGTAGGAAGAAAATTATCCAAATTTTGCAACAACAATAAATTCCCAAATAAAAAGGTTAAGACATTTACCAATCATTATCCTATTAATAATACTCCGATAACCGACCAAACGAGGGCCACACACCCTTCTTGGATGTATAGGGATTTAGAACAAAATCATACGTATCCTTTATTGTTGGATCCTCAAGAAAATGTCAGTAAACATTTCCATAATAATTTGAATACTAGACTTTTAGAAAGAGATACATATGTACCTGAATATCCATGTAGTCAACTTACACAATAAATTTTTTAAAAAAATTAGGTAAACAATATTTTTAAAAAAAATAAATTAAAAGTTTACCTAATTTTTTTAAAAAATAAAATTTACCTAATTTTTTTAAAAAATAAAATTTACCTTATTTTTTTAAAAAATAATAAAAATAATAAAAATGATATATATATAATGGAATTAGCAATATCTTTAATAGCTATAGGAGGTTTATTTATTTTATCAAATCAAAATAAAGAAAAAAAATATGAAGAATCTTTCACGCAAATGCACCGAAATTATTTACCAAATACAGACAAACCGGTAAAAAATTATCCAGTCGTTGATCGCAAAGAATTGGAAAATACATTGAATAAATATGCCGGGAAAAAAAATACCGCTGACAATTATTACAACCCCGGAAATTATGAAACTTTACAAATGACCGACGACGAAACAACCTCTAATTTTAACAATATGGCCGGAGAATCAATGACCGTTGGCGAATTAACGCATAATAACATGGTTCCTTATTTTGGGTCATCCGTTACCCAATCTACAACCGGTACAAATGAAGGTATTTTAGACAAATATACCGGAAGTGGAAGTCAACGCCAAAAAAAACAATCTCAAGCACCATTGTTTAAACCTCAGAAGAATATGAACTGGACACATGGTATGCCATCAACCTCCGATTTCATAGAAGATCGCATGAAAAGTAATTTATCTTTGAAAATGAATAACACAAAACCATTCCAAAGTATACAAGTTGGTCCCGGATTAAACAAAAAAGATGGTATCAATGGTAGCGGTGGTTTCAATTCTGGAATGGAAGGTAGAGATTCGTGGAGGCCAAAAACAATTGATGAATTGAGAACGAGCAATAATCCAAAAGTAACATATGAAGGACAAATGTTAGGCGCCTATAAACCGAATAAACCAGGTATAATAGGTAGAATTGAAAAAAATCGCCCAGATACATTCTTCATAAACAGCGAGGATAGATGGTTAACCACCACTGGTATTGAAAAGGCACAAAAAGCTAGAGGAACTATATCATTGAAACCCGAGAATCGTGCTTTCCAAACAAGAGAATATTTTGGACAGAGCGCACCTGATGCAAATGGTACATATTCAACGCCAACGATCCAACGTTCTGAAAAACCACAATTTAAATCATTAAATTTAGGAGTTGCTACCGATGTCAATGGTTGGGATGTTAAAAATAAAGATATGCGTGAAATTCAACAGGAAGGTTATAAACCTTTAGCAAATTCTAGAAACTTAACGAAACAACAAAAAGAATTGGGAGCAGTAGGTCGCGGATTTAGAGCAATGGTTGCACCTATTTTGGATGTTTTGAGACCATCTAGAAAACAAAATGTAATAGGTAATATGAGACCAATGGGTAATGTTAGTGGTGCAAATTCCATGTCAAATGGTGTCATTTGGAATCCTGGTGATAAACTTAAAACGACAATTAAAGAACAAACCATTAAAAATGAATATATTACACAGGGTGGTTCTAAATTTGATGCTGGATACACTACTAATAAACATACACCATTTGGACAGCAACGTGATACGACAACAAATTCATATATCGGGAATAATTCCGCCAGCATCACAAATGCACGGGTATATAATGCCGAATATAATGCCAGACTCAATCCTAATAAACAAGAACTCTCAAAAGTTGATAGAATTAGACAAGGTAATCAAAAAATATTTTCTGGTACGCAAAATGTATGCAATCTTAAAAATAGAACAACTAATGCGGCGCCAATTCAACCCAACTTTACAAAAAGAACGGCCAATTCTAGTAATGTTGGTGAAATGTCTGGTAGAAATCTCAGAGAAAAAGTCGTTCAGTGCGGTCGTAACACTGGTGATATATTAAATGCTTTCAATGATAATCCCTACTCAAAATCATTAAACAGTGTAGCCTAATTTTTTATAATTTTTTTTAATTTTTTTCTTTGAAAAAACATCAAAAAAAATTAAGTAAATCCATTTTTACATAATTTTTACCAAATATTTACCAAATTTTTACCTAATTTTTACCTAATTTTTTTTGATGTTTTTTTTCCAAAGAAAAAAAAATTAAAAAAAATTTAAAAAAATTATAGTTTAAAAATAACGTGAATACATTTATTCATATGAATGAAATACCGATCCATACCGAATTAATAAAAAAATTAGATTATTTCATTGAATCGTTTAAAATACCACATATTATTTTTTATGGTAATTCTGGTGGTGGAAAAAAATATATATTAAACAAATTTATAAATAAAATTTATAAGGATAAAGATGAACTAAAAAAGAACGTAATGTATGTAAATTGTGCTCATAGTAAAGGTATTCGTTTTATTAGAGATGAATTAAAATTTTTCGCAAAAATTAATATTCAAAATTTTAACGGTAAATATTTCAAGAGTATTATTTTATTTAATGCTGAGAAATTAACGATGGATGCACAATCAGCTTTGCGGCGTTGTATTGAACAATTTAGTCACAATACAAGATTTTTTATTATCGTTGAAAACATTGATTCATTATTGAAACCTATTTTATCACGATTTTGCAATATATATATACCATTGCCAAAAATTACAAATATTAATTTACATATTAAGAAGTATGAAATATATGATAATTATAAAGAAAAAAGAATTTTATGGTTAAAAAATAAATTAATGAAAAAAGAAAATACCAAAAATTTACAATCGTTGATAAAATTTATTAATATAATTTACGATAAAGGTTATTCGGCATTGGATATTTTTGAAATTATACAAACGAGTGATATAAAAAATAAAAATGATTTTTTATTTTATTTTGATAAAATTAGAATTGAATTTAGGAATGAAAAGGTGTTAATGGTTATTTTCTGTTATTTTATTTTTATGCGGAAAAATATAAATTTAGAAAATATACTAAGAATGTAAATGGACGATTATAATGTTAATGTTTTATCAGAAGCGAAGAACGAATATTCTTCAAGATTAGTAAACATCGTAACACCCCTTATTATTTTGGGAATTAAATCTATTTTTTCCGAAGCCGTTGATTTGTGTTCAGACAATAATGAAGATGAAAAATATTTAATGACTTTTCAAAATTTTTTATCTAGGGTTCCGAAATGGAATGCAAATATTATTAAAGAAGAAACAAAACGAATTGTTAGTGAAAGTAAATGTCCATATTTAGAAGATTTGTTAACTTGTGTACACATAACACAATTGAAAATTTTAACAAGTATTCGTGTATCTAATCAACAGAAGAAAATAGAGATTGATATCCCAAAACTAAATGAATTTATCCATAAAATTTATATTCAATATGCTAGAAAATTATATACTAATATTTACTTGTTTGAAAAGGATATCATGCCTCTTGATTATCAAAAAAATATGAGAGAAGCCGAAATAATATGTAGAGAATGTATTTTAAAAGTTATTAGAGATTCTATGCCAATTGAGCAAATTTTACGAGCTTATATGGATGAGACTGTACATGATGAAATTGTGGAAGAAACTTTAGAAAAAGAAGTCACCGAAGGTGAATCAATTGATATGTTGGAAGAAGCGAAAAAAAATAATGAAGGTAATGGGAAAACTGAAATTGAAGTTAACAAGGTTGGGTCTGCAACGATTACAGAGCCAAAATTATTAACAAATTTTGATATAGCCGAGGAAGCCATTAAAGAAGTTGGTGATATGCCGATTGTGACGAATGATGCGTTAACATCCGTAACTCCTATCATATCGGCAATTGCAACGCCTACAATTGACACAAGCACCGACACAAGCACCGACACAAGCACCGACACAAGCACACCAAGCACACCAAGCACACCAAGCACACCAAGCACACCAAGCACTAGCACAACAAGCGCACCAATAACAACAAGTGCACCAATAACAACAAGTGCCGACACTAGCACAACAAGCGCAATCAAAGCACCGACACTAGCACCATCCATTGTTTCGGAATTAATGTCTCCCAAAAAATCAAATATTTCATTTGATGAGAATGATCACATTTTAGATATGGGTACCAATAAACAAACCACGAAACATGCTCCGAAAACAGATGAACGATTGGATACAATAAGTCGTATAGCAAACGCTAAACGCAAGGAGGAAGATGCTGATGATGCTGACGATGATGAAGACTTTGACGACGATGGTCCTTTAAAAATTGGCGGTGATAATATTACTTTAGATATAACAGATATTCAAGACATTTCAAATGATTTTAAAATAAATAAAAATCCTATTCTGGATGATGTTGAAATTTTAATGTAAATTTTTGCGTATAATAAATAATATTTTACTATTAATTATTATAAAATGAATAAAACAATATTATTGAATGGATTTATAATTAGTTTTTTATTTCTAATTGTCAAATTTATTGAAATGAGATTTGTAACAAAAAAAAATATCCCTCCAAAAATATTAGTACGCGATGCCATGTTAGTTTATGCATCAGTTATCATTTCACATTATATTATGGCGCAATTAAACAAATCGGCTACTAAAGAATTTGTGGAAGTTTTCACTGATAGTCCATCTTTTTAAAAAAAGCCTTATTTTTTATTCAAACTAATACATTTTTTTCTAACTAATTTAATTTTTTCAAATTTATTCGTATTTTTTACCTAGTCTTTTGAAATCTTCAATTATTTTTATATAAAATTCATGCCCTTTCCCATATTTATCTTCTATCATTTTGTGAATTGGTTTCGTATCATTACCATTGCATGTCTTACATATCCAAAATAAATTTTCACAATTACAAGTTCCACCTCTACTATATGCAATAATATGACCCAAATTAGCTGTAAATGGTGAAATAATTTGTTTACAAACGCATCTATTTTGAAATATATTACCGAATTGATAAACCCATAATTCTTCTTTTTTTCTTTGTGATATATTTTCTCTTCTTGTTTCTGGTTTAATTGGTTTAATTGGTTTAATTGTATTAACATGATTAATTGGTTTAATTGGATTATTTGGTTTAATTGGTTTAATTGTATTAACAGGATTAATTGGTTTAATTGGATTAATTGGATTAACGGGATTAATTGGGTTAACGGGATTAATTGTATTAACAGGATTAATTGGGTTAACGGGATTAATTGGGTTAACTGGTTTACTGCGTTTAACAGGTTTATTGGGAACTCTTTTTCTACCTTTATTTTCAATAAAATCAATCATTTCGGGTAAATCCCAATCATTTTTATTGGTAATACCATTTTCGCCATAAAATTTATCATCTGGGTTATATTGACTTTTACCATATTTATTAATTAAATATTTATATAATGGTTTGACAACATTATGTAATAATCTATAAATCATTCCATCTTCTGGGTTTTCCAAATTAGGTATATCTTTATTACCTGTTACGCCGAATTTTTTATATTGATCATCTTTATCAATACAAAATGAAGTTCTCATGTGAACCGCGTACGATGTTTTAAATAAATGTTGCGACATTAAACTATTGTTATATTTCATTTTCGCTATTCCCAATAGACAATGCTTTGTTTCAATTATTGGTCTTTTTAAATCACATATATTGGATATTTCTAATTCGCGTAGTTGTTTTTTGGCATCATCTGAACTAATTAATGCTACTTTAAATTTTATTTTTTGATCAAATAATATATCAGTTTCATTTGATAAAGTTACTGATGTGTCACGTTTATTGCAAAATAAAATATCATTATTTGGACATTTTATGTATAATTTTCCATTATTCCCATCGTGGATAATTTTTATTAAAAATTCTATACGGTTGTATTTTGGTGGAATAAAACAATTTTTTCTTATTTCAAATTTGTTATTATTAAATATGTAATTGGGTATGAATTTTTTTCTGTTGTATTTTAATGAATTATTATATTTATTCATAATTTCTAAAGTAATTGGACAATTTACTTCCCAAATTTGCTGTTGTATGGTACCACACGCACCATTTTTTATTTTATTAATTTCTAGATTTATAATTGTTCCGTTGGTTGTTTGAAGTTTTTCCCAATCTATTTTTCCCTCTGGTGGAATATCATCATCATCACTAAATTTTTTAATATAATGATCTGAGAGAAAATTATCCAAATTATGAAATGTATCATTGTCTATTAACCCCCTTTCCACCTTCTCAATCATTTTTTTTGGAAATAATTTTAAACTATTCGCTTTTAATTGACTACCTCTTGATACAATTATATCTGTATCCGCTTTTAATGAAAAGGTTGCATTAAACACACCCTGACAAAAATGTCCATTTTTATCTTTTTTTGTAGTTGAATTACTCGGATCAATGAAAACATCAACATTATTCATTCCACAACCATTATCTACCCTTGTTACAATTACTTTATTACCTTCCGTTTCATGATGAAATATAATTATCGGATTATAATTTTTATTTTTTTGTTCATTTAATGATAATATGGCATCTTCTTGATTATCCATGTATTCTTTATTAGCAGATAAAACATCGGTTCTCACATTTGAATGAATCCTATGTGATAAAGTACTTGAACCAATTGCATTTGTAGACATAATTTATTTTTATATTTTTATATTTTTATAATAAAAATATAAAAATAAACATCAATTTAATAATTACTTCTACTGATAACATTTATCTTTTACCTAATTTTTTTACCTAATTTTTTTTAAAAATTTAAAATTTAATGGTATTCTGGGATAAGATCAATATTAATTATTGGTGCTTTTCTTCCTATTTTTTTTCTACTTGAAATAAATTTTTTGAACTTTGTTTTTAATTGTGCGTCAGGCGTATGTTTGGTACATTTTCTCGTTATCATTTTATACAATTTAAAATCTGGATATCTTTCTTCACCATCTGACTTGTATAATATATTTTTACCTTTATCATCTTGAACCCATTCATTAATAATTCGCGCAATCGGATTCGTAATTTTTTCGTCTGTAATAAAATAATCATATAAAGAACAAGCCAATCTTGTCAAATCAAATCCATTATTTGGTTTTAATTCCGGTTTATTATCATTTTTAAAAACATTAAAATTGTATTGTCCCGCAGCATCCCCTGTTTTAAAAAAACTATCGCTTATTATTTGTTTGCCTTTGAACGAATAAATAGCTCTACCGTAATCAATTATTTTAAATAATTTCCCGTATGTTGGAACTTTCCAAAATTTCCCATCGTAAAAATAATTGAGATACTTTTTTTCAGTATGATTGAACATTATATTATTTGTATGTAAATCATTGTGTGTAAAATGGAAAACTTTTTGATATGTTGCCAGAGTCATTACAATCTGAAATAGACATGACATCCACTCATCATTTGATAGTTTCAATGCAGGATTTTCAACACAATCATCCAATGTTAATTTCATTTTTTCAAGACATATTATTTGACATGGGAAGTCATACAAATATGCATTAATGCTATCATTTAAACTACTATATTCGGAGTCTGTTTCGTCGTCTTCGTCGTCGTCTTCTTCGTCGTCTTCTTCGTCTTCTTCGTCTTCGTCGTCGGTATTTGAGATTCTAGATGAACACTCGGTATTTGTATCACAATCTTCAACTATTTCACCATTTCGTAAGTAATCAACGTTTAATGATTTTAGATCGTTAATTGTTTTATTTTCATTCATTTTTTGTAAATTTTCAACTGTCAATTCTTCAAAAACGTCTTCAAAAATATTATTTGATAAATTCTCAACTATTAAATTTTCATTTCCCGAAATATTTATTTTAATACGATTTTTCCTAGTATCATCTTCCAACATACCTTCATCTATTATATCCGTTTCAAATAATACATTTTGATTGTCGTGAAAAAAATCATAATCATATAAAAATTCTAAATCATCAGATATATCTACTTTAAATTTATCTTGAATCCCTAAAAATGATCCATAAAAATCTATACCGTGTATGAATTTATGGTTGTGTAGCAATTGGCTTGATAAATATGAGAAAAATGAATCGGTATAAGCGCAATTATTGCAACATTCTATTTTTTTTAATACGTTATTATTTGGTTCAAATTTAGGAAGATTTGTTAAAATGTTTTCTGATAAATCTTTATATTTTCCAGCCAAAAACTTAGTTACGTCCAATAATGGTGAGAATTTAAAAAAAGATTGAGTTGATATTTTATTTTTACTTTGGTCATGCAATATTACATTGTATGTGTTGTTATTCTCGCTTTTAATATTATGTATGTGATATTTGTGATTTAAATTTATCATATTGTAATTTTGTTCATTTAATGAAAAAAATCGTGAATAAATGGGTACAAAATTTTTTATGTTTTTTATTTTATTTTCCGACTTTTCAGACAGATAGCTAAATAATTTAGTGTTGTCTTTTTTTTTATAATAAATATCAAACATTATGTTTTAATAAATCAATATTATTTTTTATTTTTAACTTATAATTTTTTTTAATTTTTTTTTAATTTTTTTTTAATTTTTTTTTAATTTTTTTTTAATTTTTTTTAATGTTTTTTTTCAAAAAAAAAACAATCAAAAAAAATTAGGTAAAGAATTTAATCTTACTGAATTTTTTTTGATGGTTTTTTCAAAGAAAAAACATTAAAAAAAATTCGCGTTGTTAAAAATGAATAATTTACTCTTTCTTAAATATACATGAATTTAGAATTGAAAAAATTTGATATGAAAAATATTAGTTTTGATCCAAATGCAACACAAGGTCCCGTCATTGTTTTAATTGGTAGACGTGATACAGGGAAAAGTTTTTTGGTCCGTGATTTATTATATTATCATCAAGATATTCCAATTGGAACTGTTATCTCTGGTACAGAAGCAGGCAATGGTTTCTATGGTGAACTGGTACCAAAATTATTCATTCATGACGAATATAACAGCGCAATTATTGAGAATATTTTGAAAAGACAACGAATTGTTTTGAAACAGATTAAAAAAGAAAAGTTGGCTTATGGGAAATCCAATATTGATGCCCGTGCCTTTGTTATTTTAGACGATTGTTTATATGACAATTCTTGGTCCCGAGAGAAAGTTATGAGATTATTATTTATGAATGGTCGTCATTGGAAAATAATGCTTATCATAACCATGCAATATCCATTGGGTGTTCCGCCGAATTTGCGCACAAACATTGATTATACCTTTGTTTTGCGAGAACCTTATATTACCAATAGAAAACGTATTTACGAAAATTATGCTGGTATGTTTACCACATTTGAATCATTTTGTCAGGTAATGGATCAATGCACTGAAAATTACGAATGTTTGGTGGTGGCGAATAATGCGAAATCTAATAAATTGGCGGATCAGATATTTTGGTACAAAGCTTCGGCGCATAATAAGTTTAGATTGGGGTCAAAAGAATTCTGGGAAATGTCTAAGGATCTCAATTCGGACGACGACGAAGGTGACGATTACGATCCGAAAATGGGACATAAAGGACCTAGAATTAATGTGAAGAAGAATAAATGGTAATTTTTTTTTTAATGTTTTTTCTTATGGAAAAACATCAAAAAAAATTAGGTAAAATAGGGTAAAATAGGGTTAAATAGGGTAAAATTTATTTAATTTATATCTAAATAATATATATTATGTCATTTATAGCACCAACAGCACCAACAGCACCAACAGTAACAACCGCGACACAAAAGAAACAAAGACTATCAGTACCGAGATCACAAGTATTAAATATAGTAATGGGATCGGACCAAGAATTCAATCCAACACTTGGAAACACCAGTGGAAAAAGGAAATTGCAATCGCGGCAAAATCAACCGCAACAACCGCAACAACCGCAACAAATGCAACAATCATCTCAAAGTCAACACTCTCAAAGTCAACAACATTTACAAAGTGAATTGCATCAACCAATGCAATCACAATCACCAAAGCAATCACCAGCGTCTTCTCAACAACATTCACAAAGTGAATTGCATCAATCAATGCAATCACAACCACTGAAGCAATCACCAGCGTCTTCTCAACAACATTCACAAAATGAATTGCATCAATCAATGCAATCACCAAAATCTTATCAGCAACAGATTCAATCACCAAAGCAATCACCAGCATCTTCTCAACAACGTTTACAAAGTGAATTGCATCAATCAATGCAAACACCAAAATCTTCTCAGCAACAAATGCAACAATCATCTCAAAGTCAACACTCTCAAAGTCAACAACATTTACAAAGTGAATTGCATCAACCAATGCAATCACAATCACCAAAGCAATCACCAGCGTCTTCTCAACAACATTCACAAAGTGAATTGCATCAATCAATGCAATCACAACCACTGAAGCAATCACCAGCGTCTTCTCAACAACATTCACAAAATGAATTGCATCAATCAATGCAATCATCAAAATCTTATCAGCAACAGCCGCAACAAAATCAGCAATCGCATCAAAATCAGCAATCGCAAAAGTCGCAACAAAATCAGCAATCGCAAAAGTCGCAACAAAAATCATCACCAGAAGAGGAAGAAGCTGCCGATTCAATGGCTATTGAATTAATACAGGAAATGATGCCTGTAATTAACTTTAAATCATCAATTGATAAATTTTTTGAAAATGAATCTATTATTTTCACCCCTAAAGATGAATTGAATTTTTCAAGTTTACCGGTGTCAATATTAGTACAATTAAGATTTATGTACAATGTTTCAGAACTAATTGATGGGGCTCATGATATGACATTTTTAAATCCAAATGCTTATGATATATGGGCACTAAAACAATATTATATTGGTAATTATCATAATTTAAAAGATTTAGTTCACGAATGTAAAATATTAGATTTTGATCAGAGCGATGTGCGCAGGGAGTTACCCATCAAATTATCATTTTTATCAACCGATAAGCGATTTAATATTTTACGTGGTCATGAAATTATGTCTTCCATGACCTTAAAAGTAATGGAATTATATTCTACAATAGATAAAAGTTTAGGTATTGATTGGGTTAATATCACAATTGGCGATCGTGGGGGTGTTAATGATCTTATTCATTTTGGCACTGATACACTAAACAAATCAAAAGAAATTTTTACAAAAGCAATTATGTCATTAAAACAAAAAATACAAAATGGTAATTTATCAGATATTATGCCGGTAATAAAGTCTACTTCTGAAGCTGGGAGGAAAGCTGGCGGTGTTGGTGGTTTAACAGAAACCGTATTGGAAAATTTCATCCCCGATGATGAAACTAAATTTATTTTAGACAATGCCTTTAAAAAAGGTAAAAAAATGGAAAATTCTTATTCATTATTCTATACTTTAGATAGAGGTCCCGGACCACCAACTCTACGATTACCAGAATGGTGTAACATCACTTTGGATGTAAATAAAAATAAGCTTTTCAATACTGTAGCATGTGCCGAGTTTGATAATGTGAGAAACAGAGAGTTTACATTATTTATAACAGATACGATAATAATAAAAGCGCACGTCTATGTTTTTGGCAACGGTATTGATTGTAAATTAAGAATATATATTGCAATATATAGAAATGATGAAGGAGATGATATGAATACTAATATATCGTTGGGATCACGAGGCAAAACGGGTAAACTAAAACATTATATTAATGTAGAATTATTATCAAATAGGGGTATTTCAGTAGATGCTATTATTTGTGAAGTCCGAAAAAAATTTGGACACCTTATTACCGACGAACAAAACACTTATGGCTTTAGTACGTGGGGTCAATATCGTGGCGATGAGTTAGTGGATCAGGATGATTTTAAAGTGATAGGATATGGTAGCCGTGACAATATGGATGTAATGAGGAAATATACTGGGGGTACTTTTAATAATATGAACCGTGTTGTTATTGGAGACGTTTTTGGATCTGCCAATATCGCTGTAATGTTATTAAGATATTTAAAAACACTTGGAGATCACGTTTGGGGTGTTGGATTGGGTGAAGGTGACAAACTAAACGAATCTTCATATTGTAAAGGACAATTATTATGTACAACTTGTGATACATGGTTGAAACACGTTCAATTTCACAAATATTCTTTAGGTTATATTTATTCTGCAGAAATGTTTGTTGAAAGTATATCAAAAGGTGGTAATTGGCGTATCAGATCTTACCCCATAACAGATAATAATTTAATGTATAGTATTAAAAAGGCACTCGCGATAGCATATGGATTTTATTCATATGATATCGCGAAATACAATAAGTGTGAAGCACAAAATGTATGGGACGCGGGAGTATCAAATGTATTAGACATACTTTTTCCCGAGAATTTGGACGATACTGAACCAATAAACGAACATGGTGAGGGTGTCAACTATCATACATTTCTTTATGAAGCAGGGAAAGTTACAAAACATTTAAAAAAAATTCCGGAAACTATTGATAAATTGCAAAGAGACCCATTAATTATTACAGATATTGAAAATTTCAAAGATGTATTAGATTTAGATTCTCTAGAAGAAATATTAAAAAAAAAATTATTATATAAAAGTTTGAAATCCTGTGGTCCACATAAATTCAATTTAGTTTATCTTGCAATAAACACATTATTTAAAGAATTAAATAGATTAAATACTATAAATACTGGTGAGTCTCCGAATACCAGTGATAAAAACCTTATTAAAGGTAGAATTATAAAAGCAGCTTATGCGGTTATTAAATTATATAAAGAACATTTTTCTTTTTATATATGTGAAGTTTTATTAGAAGATGGTGGTAGTTTTAATGAAGCTAAATATAAAGGTAGTCTTTCTACAGAATTTTCAAGTGAATTTCGTTGTTGCGATGGTTCCGTATGTGATACAAAGTATTTGACAACAAATAATACACCCAGTGCTAGCGTTATCAAAGCGTGTCCAGATTCAATAGCTTTACAGAAATTAAAGAGATATCAGGAAGGTAGCCTTTCTTCGTTAGAGCAACATTGGGAGAGTATGTCCAATCATCATACTAATGAAACGAGAGATGCTATAGCTGAAGAGCGGGTTGCGTTAGCTGATGATGTGAATGAGGTAGAAAAAGAATTACAAGACACAGATGACCCGACAGAAATTGAAAAAGTCAAAAAAAAGTTGAATAAATTAAAGGAATTGCAATTGTTGCAATCAATGCATCCTGTGCAACCATATAATGATAAAGAATTAAAAGATGCTTTTAATACATTATGGTTAAGTTGTCTGAGAGATACGTCTAATGAAATGCAGGCATATAGTATTTTTAAAAGATTACTGTATATGAAACCTATTGATGGACAGAAAGAAGGTTTACTTGAAATGAAAGGTGATGAATATGGTTTTAATTGGGTAGCAAAAAGGAGAGGTAATATTTTTTTAAACTATAAAATGTATAAGGAAGAGGATGCTGGGAAAAGGCTTGTTGAACATGGGAATGATCAATCAATAATTAGTAGAGAAACAGTTAATGCTTGGTTAGCTGCATTAAATATTAGTCTTGATAATATTAAAGATGGTTGGATAACAAATTTTAATGAAATGTATAAAGCAAATACAGTATCTATGACAAACGTATCTAAAACAGACAAAACGAATATGAAAATAGATATGAATCAATGTAAGAAAAAAGTTAAAATAGCAGAAGCTGACTTGATAAACATTGTTACTAGACAATTGCATAGAAGAAATAAAAGGAGATTAGCCAGTGGTGTATCACTGGAACAGGCTCAGAGACGGGTTGTATATCTAAAGGCTGAATTGGAAGATTTAAACCAAAAATGGAGTGCTAGAGATGACACGTTGAATGATCAACTTCTATCTCGCTTGGACGAAATTAAAGATAAAATGATAAGGGAATATGAAGAATTAAAATCTTCAATGGAACTTCCTAGTGATGGTTCTGATAATACTGAAGATGGGTTGGAACTGAGGGGAGGAAAACGCAAAATGAAGAAGCGTAGCAAAACGAAGAAGCCTTGTAAAACGAAGAAGCCTTGTAAAACGAAGAAGCCTTGCAAAACGAAGAAGCCTTGCAAAACGAAGAAGCATAGTAAAAAAAAAAAGAAAACACGATATAAAAAGCTCAAATTGAAGAAGCGCAAAACAAAGCAGAAAAGAAAGCGCAGAAAATATACACTCTGCAAAACAAAGCGCTCTACATATCATAAAAAACGTCGCAGAAAGAAACGCCGCAACAAGTCCTTATAATGTTTTTTTTTATACTTTTCAAAAGTATAAAAAAAATATAAAAATATAAATATTTACCTAATTTTTTTTGATGTTTTTTTCAAAGAAAAAAATTAAAAAAAATTATTCGCGTTTACCCTCCGCGTTGAACTTTCTCTGACCAGTTTCCCTCTTAGGAATAACAATGTTATCACCTTCAAACAATTCTTTTTGGATATCCGCCGTCGTAATTTCACCCTTCAAACCCAATGTTTGTTCAATGGTACTATTAACGCCAACTAAATTACCATGTTCATCAATGTTTTGTGTTAATTTATTTCCGGATTCTTTAGCCAATTTAATATTGTCTTTAATCGCTTTCTCTTTAGCATCTCTAACACGTTTTTCAAATTCAATTTTCGCATACTCTTCGTTTTTAATTTTTTCACTCATTAATTGATTCAATTGCTCTTCCAAATATTCAACACGACCCGTTTTATAAGCTTCTGGCTCCCAAGGCATCCACATACCAACTGGTCCAACATAAACATCATGGTTTGGATCAACTTCTCTCAATAATTTACATCTCAATTCCGCTTCACCTTGTGTTGTAAATACACCTCTAATTTTAATACCACGAGTATTCGTTTGATAATGATGTGCATCACCAAATTCAGCATCTAACCGCTCTTCATTTGAATCAACGAAATTTTTGAATGCATTTGACACATAGGTTGAATCAATTTCATCGGCTTCCGTTTTCAAAAACTCGTTCAAATCATTTGTTAAATCTTCAAATTTTACTGAATACTTGTAACTGATAAAATTTAGAAATTGTGTAAATTTTTCAGTTGATTTAGTAAGATCAAAATCTTTTAAAAATTCTTCAAAGTAAAAATGTTTTTTTTGTTTCAAAATCTTTTCTGGTGATACAAAAGAAATGCAGGCGAATTTTTGACCTGAAAGTGGTTTGTCTTCTTCTAATAAATCAACATATGTTGGGTTGGATGTTCCATCCGATTGTTGTTGTTTAATATAATTGTTAGTCTGTTCCATTATATTTATTATTAATACGAAATCATTTAAGTTTTTTTTTTAATTAATAGTTTTTTTTTCTATTTTATTAATATACACGATGTTCCAACAATTAATGAATTCACTCGATTTAGGAGAATTTATGCGAAGAGCTGTTAAATATATCGTAGAAGGTATTATGGTTGCTATTGCTGCTTACGCGATTCCCAAGAAATCACTCCATTTAGACGAAGTCCTTCTTATTGCATTAACTGCTGCTGCTACATTTTCAATTCTTGATACATATGTCCCATCAATGGCTGTTTCGGCTAGATCTGGTGCAGGTTTCGGTATAGGTGCAAATCTTGTCGGATTCCCGCGAATGATGTAAGTTTTAAAAAAACTTAACTAAAGATTTAAAAAAAACAATAAAAAATTTATAAATTTAAATATAAATCTATAAATTTTATTAATGAAAAAACAAGAATTGGCTTTAAAAACCACAAATGATATTAGTTATAAATATATACCTGTCTCAGTATTTGATGTAAAACCGGTTGGTAAAAAGGGAATAAGAGGCAAACAACACCATGGGAAAAAATCAAGTCGTTCTTCATTTAGTCCTTTTCCGTCAGATGTAGCAGAGTGGTGTGCCGAATATCATTTAAGAGATTCATCCATTATATTTGATCCTTATGCTGGTTGGGGTGAAAGACATCAAGCAATAAAAAATGCAAATAAAACATATATTGGATATGACATTTCGGAGAAGGCTATACAAAATGCTAAAGAAAAATACGATGTCCAAAATATTTTAGCAAATAGTTTGATTGATGAAATACCAGAACATGATGGTTTGTTAACTTGTCCGCCTTATTGGAATCTGGAAAAATATGATTCTGAAAATGGTTTAGATAAAATAAAAAAATGGGAAGGGTTTTTAGAAGAATATGAAAATGTTTGGAAGCGCGTTACAGAAAAGGCTTTGTCGGGGGCAAAATATTGTATAATGGTTGGTGATTGGCGCAAAAATCATAAATTTTATGATTTTACTTATCAAACTGAAAAAATAATGGAAAAGTGTGGTATGGTTCCTTTTGATAAGATTATTCTCTCATACAAAAAAATATCACCAATTAAAATAATGTTACCCCAAACAAAACGATTGGGATATTCTGTAAAAGTACATCAATATTTATTGGTATATAAAAAATTATGAGAAATTATAATATTATTATAATATTTTTATAATATTATTATAGTATACAAATGACGAAACGCGTAAGAAAACGTTCACAAAAGAGAGTAAGAAAAAGAGCTGGAAAAAGAGCTGGAAAAAGAGCTGGAAAAAGATCTATGAAAAGATCTATGAAAAGAGTTAGAAAAAGAGTTGGGAAAAGAGTTAGAAAAAGTTTAAAACGAAATAGTAAACGTGCAAACCGTACTGTAAAACTTTTAAAAAAGTTTTTGAAACATTTAAGCCCAGCTTATGCAAAACGTGGTGGAAGCTGAAAACCGGCATAGATTTCACTATAATAAATTCATAAGTATTTCAAACTTTTTTGAGAAACGACGAATATTGCAAAAAAATAATAATTACAATGTTCCGATACTATACTTAATTTATAATATATTTATTTTATATTATGAATACTTCGCTAAGACAAGGTATGTTTTTTGGTGCAAATTCTGGAATTATTACGACGACAGGGTTAATAACGGGTTTAGTGCAAACATCAATAACAAGAAATTATTTAATAATAAGTATAATGTCATTGGCCATAGCTGATAGTATTTCTGAAGCATATGGGATATATATTTCAAAAAAATCAGAAAAGGTGGAGGACGATTCACAAAATCCAATATATGCTTTAATTGGTCTCTTAATTATGAAGTTTATTGTAGTAATTAGTTTTTTATTACCTTTGTTATTTACTCGTGATTTAAAATGTTATAAAAATCTTTATTGGGTTATTGGTTGGAGTTTATTTTTAATAATCATTGTTGATTATAATATTGCAAATTTAAGAGATGAATCGTTTATTGGCTATTTAATACCACATGTAATAATAATAATTTCTGTAGTTTATTTAACTAGATATTTCGCAAGAATGATACTTTAAATTATAATGTAAAAACCTTTGTGAAATATGCCCAGAAGAAAATACCAACAAATGCTTTTGAGAATAAATCTAAGTAATTAAATGCGACGGTTTTTAATTTGTCAGGTTGTAAATAAACTAGACCATAAATAATCCAGAAAGTAAAGAATGACCAGAAAAGTATGAGATTGTCAAATATTGGTTTCTTAGAAATAAATTGTTGATATATAAATCCATATAAAGCGAAGAAAAATACAAAACCAATCATCAACGCTACATATTTATCGATCATATTCACGCTTCCGGCATAACCCGAAAAAAGCATACTAAAATTCAACGCTAAAATAATAAGGTATGTTTTAAATTTTAAACGACCACCAGAATTATAAAGAAATGCTAAACATAATACAAGAAGCATAATAGGTGTTGTGATAGACCAATCAACATAACGCGTCATATTAATTTTCTTATAATCAATTGAAGGTTTTTCAATAATTCCAACAAATTTACCATAGAAATATGCTGCAACAACAGAAATACAAGTTTCTAAATTAAGTATATGTCTAACCTTCTCTACCTTTGTTCTCATCGCCTCAATGAAAGTAATTGTTGCTGTTGTTATAAGAAATACATATGTTAAATAAAAAGAATTTTTCACCATTGTATCTGTATTAAGAAAATTTACAATATTTGTCATTTATATATTTACAATGTATATTTTTTTTTTTTTGAAAAAAAATATACATTGTAAATATATAAATGACCAAAAGTATGTATATAAGAAAGGCTCCACAAGAATCTGCAACGCAATTTTCGGTCGGTACTACTAAAACAGGAAATGATGGTAATATGTGGGTTATAGTTAAAAATAGAAATGATGTAAATCGTTGGGTAAAAAAAAATAGTTTATTTGTTCTTTATTCATTTAATAATGTTGAAAGTTGGGAGTATAAAAACATTCCAAACGATTGGGAATGGGTTGGTTCAGGTAGTGCAATTGGATATCCTTATGAAAAAGAAGAGCAATTTTCAGGACCACCGAATTCAAAAACAAAAACAAAAACATATTTAAATATGTTTTTTGCAAATTTAAAAAAGAAACAAGTTATAAAAAAATATAAAATTATAGAAAATTATTCTCCAAAAAAATCCAAAAAAAAATCCGCAAAAAAAGCTAGAAAATCCACAAAAAAATCTAGAAAATCCACAAAAAAATCATCTAAATTATTAGCTGGTAAAAAATATTTAATTTTTGATAATGGTGGAAGACCATTTAAGGTTGTTATAAAAGGAAATGATTTAGATATTTTTACATATGCTGATGAAAATGGACAAAATGATTACTCAATATTAATAAAATCGTATAGAAAATTAAACAAAATATTTGTCCCAAAGGGTATTGACGATAGAGGAAATTCATGGTCAAAGGGTAAAGGGAATACAATATTAGCACATATTTCCGGAAATAGATATTTGTTTATAGGGCCGTGGATTTACGAGTTTGAAACAAAAGGCAAAATATTAGAATACCATTCACAAGTAGGTAATAGTGGTGTCCCATATCCATTAGCAGTTGGTGAAAATAATGTATATTTTTTGATAGAAAAAGGTGAGGGTTATTTATCAAAAGAATATTTTGAAGAATTTCCAAAAAAATATAATTGGGCAATAGATGGCTATTCTCGTTTGTGGGGTCAAAATATGTTTGATAAAAAACTTTCAACAAAAAAAATATCTAAAATCAAAGTTATTGCGAAACGAAAATGGTAAAAAGAACTTTTAGAAAAAGTTTGACAAAGGTTATTGTTTTGACAAACTTTTTCTAAAAGTTAAAAAGTTTTAATTCTTTCGGTCTATGACTACCATAACCTCGTATTTGTGTCAAATAATAAAACAGATGTCCATTTTTATAATCATCACCATGGAGTTCTATCAGCCATCCATTTTCATATAATACCCAATCAATCATTAAATTTTCAACAGATTCTAAATTTTTTTCATCAACTAAATTTTTAAGAAATTCAGTTTTATTTAATTTTTCACCCAAGTAAGATTTATTGATCCCACAAAACCATTCGTGATAAACTTTTTTTCCTTTGAATGTAATTTCAGAAGCACACCCGTTCCTTGCTGATCTAATCATTTTTTTATAATTTATAATTATAATTTATAAAATTAATTTAATATCAATTTAATAATCAATATAATAATCAATATATTATGTTTAATTTACCAGAGGATATACAACGTTATATATATGAATTTTGCAGTTTTAAATGGGACGCGTTGAAAAAAATAAATATTCAATTTTTAAAAGGTGGTTTTAATAATTCAAATTTATTATGCAAATTAAACAAATATTCAATATTGGATAATTTTACGAAAAATGAAAAACTATATGCAAAAATAATGGCATTATACTGTAATTCAAGAAATTCAAAAGTAACTAAATGGTTGCGAAACATTGAAACATTTGAACTTTTAACTTTTAAAAAAGTTTGACAAAACTAGAACTTTTTGACAAACTTTTTCTAAAAGTTAAAAGTTCAAATTGTGGGTATAAATTCCCAATTCAATTCGTTGCATATTTTTTTCCAAATATCATCCTGTTCAATTCTTTTTACAGGATCTTTTAACATTGGAAAGAATGGTAAAAACTTTTTTTCATCCAATAATTCGCACATTTTATATAGTACGTAATAATAATTCAAAAAATTCACCCTTGTATCTGGACAATGTCGCGAATAAGGCTGTTGAATATCCATAAATAAATTGCATAATTTTTCTTCCAATTCAGGTTTCATTACTGGTGGTTTAATGCCTAATTTATCTTTAATGAATGGAATATGTTCATAAAATTTATTATAACCGAGTTTTTTTAAAATATCTTTCGCTTTTTTATTTGACATTTGTTTCAAATTAATTCTTTCCTTTTTAATTTGTTCTTTTATATCATTCAAAACTTTTATAGGTATTTGTGTAGTTTCTTTTGCCTGAAATTGCGCCAATATTTCTCTAAAATGATTAATTCTCTTATAAGCATAAAAACATACTTCTTTGGGTGGCTCTTTGTAAGAAGGTTTTTCATGTTCAATGAGAAAATTACTTTGTCTACTACATGTTTTGCATACTAAAACTCCCAGATTTTCAATGGGTATTAATTCTCCAGCACAATGTAAACAAATATCGTATTTTATTTTATAATTATTAATGTCAATGAAGGTTTTGTCAATATTTATTAAATAAGAATTAACATTTGCATTAAATTCATAATTATTTTCAGTTTCCTTTGTTTCTTTTTTAAAAAAATCATTTAAGATGTTTTTTTTATTTATTGAATTTCCCAATGATAAATCTTTCTTTTTTTCAAAATAATTAAATATATATTTAGAATTATTTAATAAATACTTTTTTTCTTTACCCTTTTCTTTTTTTTTTTTTATTTTAATTTCTTTGATTTTATCTTTTATTATTAATTTTTCTTCAATATTGTTAGTAGAATTAAATTTATTTTTTAAATTTAACAATTCTTTATTATAATTAGGAATCACGTTTTTAGTAATATTTTTAAATTCCAACATTTTTTCTTTATGTTTTTTATCCAAAGTAACTTTTATTTTACAATTTTTTTTAAATTTTTTAATGTTCTTTGGTTTGAAATTAGGCATATATAAATCATTGATAACAATTGTTTATACTAAAAGTTTAAAATATTATATTTAAATATTATTAAAATTATAAATATGGATATTTCATTGGAAAATATCACAGATTATGATGATTTTGATATAATCAAAAAAACCAAAATGATTTTAATATTTAACGCATTGGAAAAAGGATGGAAAATTAAGAAAAATAACAATGCGTATATATTTTCAAAAAATCATGAAGGAAAAAAGGAAGTATTGTTAGACAATTATATCAAACGGTTTATCGAAACAAATTTAAAAACAAATAATTAATTTGTTACCATAAATATCAAATTAATTGTCAAATTAATTATCTCAAAAAATTATAATCTTTAGGGATATTATAATAATATGGGAGGAGGTTTAATGCAACTAGTCGCTTATGGTGCTCAAGATGTTTATCTTACGGGTAACCCACAAATCACATTCTGGAAGGTAACTTACAGACGTCACACCAACTTTGCCATGGAATCTATTGAACAAACTTTTAATGGTCAAGCCGATTTCGGTCGCCGTGTCCAATGCACAGTCTCTCGTAATGGAGATTTATGCTACCGTACCTACCTTCAGGTAACTCTTCCACAAATTGGTCCAGACACCACCGACCCTGTCTATGCCCGTTGGTTAGATAACCCAGGTCACCAACTTATCTCAATGGTAGAAGTTGAGATTGGGGGTCAACGTATTGACCGTCAATATGGTGACTGGATGCATATCTGGAATCAACTCACTCTTACTTCCGAACAAGAAGATGGTTTCCACAAAATGGTTGGTAACACTACCCAACTTACTTTTCTTACCGACCCAGCCTTCGCCGCTGTCGCCACCGCCTGTTCCGCATCCGGTGTCCCACAAGCAGTCTGTGCTCCAAGAAAAGCACTTCCAGAAACCACCCTTTATATTCCATTAGAGTTCTGGTTTTGCCGTAATCCAGGACTTGCACTTCCATTGATTGCTCTTCAATACCACGAAGTCAAAATCAACATTGAAATTCGCCCAATGGACGAATGTTTATGGGCTGTTAACGGTGTTGGTTCGGATTCAAGTACCAGTGGTAACGTTGGTAAACACTCCGCATCTTACCAAAAATCTTTAGTTGCCGCATCTTTATACGTTGATTACGTATTCCTTGATACCGATGAACGTAGACGTATGGCACAAAACCCACACGAATACCTTATTGAACAACTTCAGTTTACTGGTGATGAATCCATTGGATCTTCTAGTAATAAAGTTAAATTAAATTTCAATCATCCATGTAAAGAAATTATCTGGGTTGTCCAACCTGATATTAATGTTTCTTACTGCGAATCATTTGAAGTTAATCAAGCTCTTAACATGGCACTCGGTGCACAACCATTCAATTACACCGACGCTATTGATGCTTTACCAAATTCCATCCGCGCATTCGCTTCTACTACTCAACTTAATTCAGGTTCTGCTGGCAACTCTTCTGTTATTGATTCGTCTGGACTCTTCAATGATAGAACCGCCGGTGGTTTGGTTGGAGGAACCGCTGCCAACGGACTTAGTGGTGGTGAGGTCACAGATCTCAGTATGGCTTTTGACGGTGGCGTTAACAACGGTGTATCTGATGCAGGTGCCTTCGTTCTTTGCGAAACCTCCCGCAAACTCCACTGCTGGGGTGAAAATCCAGTTGTTACCGCCAAACTTCAACTTAATGGTCAAGATCGTTTCTCTGAGCGTGAAGGAACTTACTTTGATCTCGTACAACCATTCCAACATCACACCAGACACCCAGATACCGGTATCAATGTTTACTCATTTGCTCTTCGTCCAGAAGAGCATCAACCATCCGGTACTTGCAATTTCTCCCGTATTGATAACGCTACTCTTCAACTCGTTGTTTCTGCCGCAGCCATCGGCTCCAGTGCAACTGCCAAAGTTCGTGTCTACGCCACAAATTACAATGTCTTGCGCGTCATGAGTGGAATGGGGGGTCTTGCATATTCGAATTAAGTTTATACCTCAGTATACCTTAAATTACAATATAATTTTTTAATAATAAAATTATATTCTCAAATGCCTAAAAAATTTACAACTGAATATAAAATGAATAAATGTAAAAAAATAAAATAAAGTTAAAATAAAATTATTAAATGGTTTAACACCGGGTGGTTGCAATTTATCTTTATTCCAATCTAAAAAATTATTGTATCCCAATTTAATATGTTCTTTCATTTTTTTTTCATTCGGTGGAAAAAAAATATCATACATGGTTGGTTTTGCGGATATACACCAATCACCATGCACACCAACAGTTAGGTCGCACTTTTCTATTAAATCGCAATCACGTGTAAATCCACCATCCATATATATACCATCTTTCAAACCATAATCATTGGAACAATAAAAAGGTATATATGATCCACTATGAAACGATTCTTTCAACATAGTTAAATTATCCCACTTATTTAAATGAATATATTTACCGAAAAAAGCAGTTACTCCTAGTGAAAACCCACGTTTGTTTAATAAATATAAAGTATTATGATGATAATTCAATAGTTTATCCAATAATAAATTTATATCATCGTTAATATTCCCAAATATAAAACCCTTTTTTATTGATATATTTGCAGCATCTTTATATGTTTTTTCTATTATCCGCAATGGGATACCAAGAGCCAATGCACATGCTATAATGGCTCCAGCGGAATCTCCCGAAAATTTAACATAATCACACATTTCGCCTTTATCATCTTTTCTAATATTGTCCCAACTTTCAATTAACCCCTTCGCTACACCGCAATAAATACCACATGACCACGCACCTCCACCAAAATGTATTTTTTTAGGAAACATTTTTTTTTTATAATTTAAAATATTTAAGTTTGTTTAAATATATTTAAAACGTTTAAATATATTTACACAAATTTAAATAATCAAATGAATTATTGGGGAGAACCCGATACTTCCGTGTCATTTTGTGAAAAAAAATATGATAAAACGTTTTGGATAGCTGAATATTACAATACATTATCCGCATTATCATACATTGTTTTGGGGTCCTTTTTTTTAGCTACTCGGATTAAACATATAGGTATTTCAATGATTATTTTGGGTTTATCAACCATGGTGATGCATGGGACATTACGATATTATGGGCAATGGTTGGATGAATATAGCATGCTTGTTATATCTTATTCTGCTATCAAATTGATAAGTAACAATAGTGATAAAGGATATTTTTTCATATTTATATATTATTTTATTTTTAAAGATTATTTTATACCTTTTTTCATTATGTTCGCATGCATGCAAATATATATGATAATAATGACCCGTAATGTAAAATTATCAAAAATACAAAAAATTTTAATTAATATGTATATTTTTTATTTCTTTTTGGGATTAATTTGTTGGTTCATTGATCAGTTATTTTGTGATAAAATTGGAAATATACCATTCCACGCAGCATGGCATGTATTTACCGCTCTTGGTATGTTTTACGGCTTTTTAAGTTTTATAGTTTAAAATTTAATAAATGGTAATAAATAATGGAACCGCAAATTATTGGGTACGCCGCTTTATTTGTATGGTTCTTTAGTAGGATGCCTCAAATTAGACAAATGTATGTGACAAAAAGTGTGGATGATATTAATTTTATTACTTTATTTTTGGATTTCGTGGGATCTTTCTTGTATTTAACATATGCTATTTTAATGCAAGATAATATTATTTTAGCTGCTAGTATTCAACCAATTTTTTTTAATATAACGATGCTAATATTGTTGAAATTATATACAAAAAAAAATTTGCCTAATGTTGAGACCAATGTTGAGCCGAATATTGACCCTAATTTTGTGCCTAATATTGAACCGAATATTGTGCACAATGTTGAGCCGAATTTTGTGCCCAATGTTGAGCCGAATTTTGTATCCGATATTATTTAATCTTTATACTCCGAATAATAAATTCATATTTTTTACTTCAACTTTATCTTCTTCTTTCATTAATAATTTATCTATTAATGAATCATCGCGTAATCTGATTGAATAATCCATTTGATTGTTTCTTCTGCCTACCCTACCCATAGCTTGAATCATTTTTTCTTGCGTCATATTCAATAAATCTTTTCCCAAATAACCATGACAAAATTGATAATTTGTACCATAAATATAATCTCCCGAAGCAATAATCAAATATAATTTCTGATCTTCCGCTAATTTTTTCATAATTTCATTGTATTCAACATTATCTTGTTTTATGAAAACACCAATACCCATTAATAACAAAATCTTCCAAGCTTGATTAATGTTTAATAACATGATTTGTTCCACAATATCGTCGCTGATATCAGATGTAAATTCAGTTTTTTTAACCAATTTATCAGTCCATTTTTTTAAATGAATTTCAGAGTTTGGCACATAAACCTTATTTAATTCAACAATTTCTATCTTACTTTTAATACGTTTTATTTGGCGTTGATAATTTTCTATTAATTTATATTCTGTGCTATCCATTTTATGAGATTTTTCCTTCATTTCCGAACCTTTTTTATCCTGTCGTTGTCTTTCATTTTCTTCCGTTTTAAACAATTCTTCCCTCCATTTTTCATTTCTTAAGATAACGGTTCTTAACCTATCCATTTCTTTCCCGGGTATTTGTGATGCTCTAAGGTATATACCTGCTAATTTTTTCACATCATCTGTTAAGAATATGGTAGGTCCATCTGTCAATGTATGAGCGTCATTTGTTGTTATTTTTATAGTTGATTCGTAAAATTGTTCGTTCGTTTTTTTAAAATATTTGTAAATTTGGTCGTAATTTTTTTTACATTTTTTCAATAAAAGTAAGTAATATAATTTAATATTGATAACATTTATATCCTTGATATTTTCAAAATAATTTTTAATAAAATAACTTTCATTAACAAGTTTCTCTTCAATGACGTATAATATGAATTTGGAAATTTCACCAACATCAAAATGTCGCATGATCGTTTTGTTTTTCTCCAAATATTTCAAACATTCTTTAATTTCTTTCCATGAAGAATATTGATAATGTGGTAATATTTTATAACCTTTTGTTGAAATAATTGGGATTGATTTCTGACATTCGTAACTGGCAATTTCAGTTATTTTACCAGTATTAAATTTATATTTATAACCTTGTAACATATCTGTCAAATCCTCCATATTCGGTAATGTAGCTGAAGATAATACGATATTCGGTATGGTATTTTCCCGCCAATTTTTCTGCAACAATCCGTGAAATTCGTGTTCTTTATAATCCAGAGTAATCGTTGGTTCATCCCAATACCAAATTAAATCTTCTTCCTTGTTAAATGCGCACATATAATTCATCGCCGATAAATAAGATTGAATATCACTGATTATAATTTCAACCTTATCTCCAACACTATTATCTACTCTGAAAATAGCACCAGTTTTATAATTTTTTGTATAATCTTTTGCAGCATAATAATGCAATCTAATATCGCTGGTGTCAGTACATCCAAAAGCAATGGCTATTGGAATTTCCAATGAAATGCAAGATTTCGCCAATTGAAGTCCAATGTGTTTTGCCGCGCATACGAATATTATTTTTTTACCACGTGAAAGTGCTATAGGGCTCATTGTTTTACCTGTACCGGTTGGTGCTTGGTATAATACTAATTGGTTGTCGTTTGATTTAAATTTTTTGATTATATCGGATTGGTGTTTATATAGTGAAACATCTTCGTATTTTAACAATATTTTATTCTGTTCAATATTTTTATTTGAATTAATTATAATATCTTTCATATCAATTTGTGAAGCAAATTTCATTAATATGAAGTTAACATAATCTAATAATATTGAATTTAAATTCTTTATTTTGTTTAAAATTAATTGAGATAAATTGTAATAATAATAGATTGACTTTGTCTTATTGTTACCATTTGATAAAAACATTTTAATGTTTTTTAATAGTAAAAATTCATAAATCTTTTCTTTATTTGCGTCCATTTTTCTTTCAAAATTTTTAATTCTTATTTGTTCTCTTTTCTTTAATTTAAATTTATTTTTCTTTTCTTTTTTCTTTTCCCATGTTATTGAGTATTTTTTATTCAATTCTTCAATTTTTTTTGCAAAATACATTTCATAGAAATTGTAATGAAAAGTTTGAATATTATCGGTAATTTTCATCATTGAAATTAAACTATTCGCGTCATTAAACGATATTTCCGGATTGTCCCATCCATCGTATATCATTTTTAAAATTTTCTTTTCACTTTCGGGTAGAGGAACTTCTAACGCGATCCATTCTTCTTTTTTTAGTTTACTTTGTGTTAAATCCATTTTATTGGATTATTTTTTGAATATATATTAAAATTGAATTATGAAATCAATTTTAATATTTTTTGTTACTACTTTTTATTATACATATTTTGCTATTCCTTTAAACCGACATTTCCATAGCAATTCTTTTATGTGGTTTATATCCTGATAATTCAAAATCTTCATATTTAAAATCATCAATATCTGTCACCTTTCTTTTAAATTTAAATTTGGGAAATGGACGTGGTTCACGTTTTAATTGTTCTTTCAATGGTTCTAAATGATTCATGTATACATGTGCATCACCAATCACATGTACAAAATCACCTGTTTTTAAACCGCAGACTTCTGCTATCATATAGGTTAACAAAGAATAGGAAGCAATATTAAAGGGTACACCTAAACCCATGTCAGCACTGCGTTGATACATTTGGCAGGAAAGTTCGCCGTTGGCAACGTAGAATTGTGCAAACATATGGCAGGGTGGCAATGCCATTAAATGAAAGGCAGCTGGATTCCATGCAGTTATAATCATTCTACGATCCGTTGGATTTGTTTTAATTGTTTCAATTAATTTTGCTACTTGATCAACACCTTTGCCATCGTAATTGTCATGCATGGTACCATATTCGGCACCGAAATGACGCCATTGAAACCCGTAGACAGGACCTAAGTCCATTTCTTCACGCTCTGTTAATCCAATTGAATCTAAATATTCGCGTGACCCATTACCATCCCATATTTTAATACCTTTGTCTTGTAATTCTTTTGCATTTGTTGAACCCGATACAAACCATAAAAGTTCTTCTGCGACACCACGCCAAAAAGTACGTTTGGTCGTTAACAACGGCATAATACCGCGAAGTGAATAACGCATGGTTGCGCCAAATTTGGAACGTGTCCCTGTACCTGTACGATCCATGCGTTCGTCTCCATCTTCAATAATATAACGAATTAAATCTAAATATTGATATTCTTCGTGTGGGACTGTAGATTTCTTATTTAAAGTAGAAAACATTTTTTTTTTAAATATATTAATGATATATCTTTATTATGGAATTATTTATAAAAATTAATTTATAAAATTATCTATAAATTCTCTCAGCCATCCAATCGTGATAGCTGCCGGTTTATATTTATTTACCAAATTAAAAAAATCATCTGTATTCCCAAGTGATATGATTTTTTTTATAAAAATTTCCATATCAACATGTTTCTCAAGTCCACTTATTTTAACATAAATATTGCTATCTACGGCATAATTATATGATGTACATAAATGTTTGGTTATATGATTACCTGTCATTTTGAATTTACCATCTATTACAAGCTTGGCATCCTTTTTAACAATACCGGTTTTATTTATCTGCCACCATATATTTTGTGATATATCGGGTTTATAAAAACTGGGAAAAAATACCGGATTGCCAGTTTTTTTCAAAAGGAAAGTCGTGTCTTTTAAGATTCCTTCGTTATGAGTTCGTTTTAATTTATATTTCATTGACTTTTTAGGTTTTGTTTCTGAGAGAATAATTGGAGTAAAGAGCCGTTTACCTATAAACAATATAACACTCTGTTTTATCTTGGCCTTATGTTTTGATTCATTGTTATTGATAAAAGTTAACGAAATTATTTCTTTTTGATACAATGGTTCATATAATGACAATAAATATGATTTTAAACTAATCGGCACCAACCACATACAAAATTCATGATTTTCAACGTAACCTTTATGAATAAATTTTTTTGCTTTTTTTGATCCAAATCCATATGGAGGGTTAAAACCAACCATGGATTTTCTTGTACATGATGTATTTTCCAACAACCAATCTTTTTCTATTATTTTACCAAAATGTTCATTTGAAGAGATATCATATGATAAGTATTTTAATATTAAGTTGTTTGATAATAATTCATGAATTAAAAAATTATCACCACACGACGTATCTATAAAAGAAGAAAATTTGTTCTTTTTTTTTAATTCAATAAGTTCTTTTATTGCAAATTTAAAGTCTTGAGTATAAAATTTTTCATACATTAATATTGCATTATAATTTAATTGTTCATATCAAGACACATCAAGATATATCGGCTAAAAGCAAATTATCATTAAATAATGACGGAGCTTTATATTTTAAAATATCCAATTCATCAGTTGTGGTTGAAAAATTTTCCTTACCATAAATATCCTGTAACAATAACCATTCAAATAAACCACCAGGGTAAATATATACATTGGTAAACCCCAATTTAAATAATTGTTCATATTTTTTTAATAACCTAGTTTGATGTGAATTTTTATCGTAAATAATAATTTTAACATGTTTATTTTTTTTTAAATAAGTATTTATTGTATTTTCCTCATCTCCAATACTCATTGTCCTTGATATTAAACAATTTTGTTCAGACTGAGATAACGTGTTTATAAGTATACAATCTTTTTTATTTTTTTGGATTATTTCTTGTATATCTTCAAAATTTACCTTTTTGGTAATTGACGAAACATTCCCCATTACTTAAATATTTATTATAAGTTTAAATATTTATTATGATAAATTTATTATAAGTTTAAATATTTATTATGATAATAAATATTTAAAAATGAAAGATTTTTCCAATAATCCAAAAAAAAATACAGTATTACACATTACTCATTACACCAACACCATTTTTTCTACATTTCCCCCTACAACCTTGAACACAAGCGTAATGCTTTGGTGGTTTTCCAGGCCAAGAATCTCTTACTTCTTGTTTCTGCGTAGGAGTTAGTGTGTTCGCGTTGTATGTGGCATAAGTGTCCCCAGTAGAACATGTATATTGGAAATTGTTTGCCGAATCGTTAACGAATACAGGATCACCAACGAATACAGGATCGTCCATAGCAACATCCGGAATTTTATTAGTATTGAAATAGGCATTACCATCTAAATCGCCACTGGTATAGTAAAAACAATTCTTATTCCCAACATTACCATTAAAAGGTTTGCCCCCACCCAAGTTTTTACCAAGTTTATCGGCATAAATTCTACAACCAGACTCTGTTCCAATTTTCTGATCCTCTATTCGCTTATCTCTCATGTCCTTTTCTTTTGCATTAAACTTGACTTTATCAAAAAATTCTAGATGTGTTTTAAAAAATCTCCAAAATGGAAACCATGTTTTATTATACAATTCAGCAGTTACTGCTGGTGTGTCTTTCCTTTCAAACTTAATCGCACCGCCAGTATTGACTCTTTTCCCGAAATTTATACCATCATCAAATTCATCAGGTGTTTCTAATATTTTACGCGATAATCCATTTTTTGTGCCATTTATTATATCTTTTAAAGTACTATCGGATAAATCCAATGAACCATCGGCAGACACACTTACATTTTTATCAAGACTTATAACGGCATCTTTAAAATCACCCCAACACATCTTTACCCAAACTTTATCAATAGTACC